TTATGAATCCGAGAGGCTATTACAGCTGATATTATCGTGGAAAAGCCTTACAGGCAGGGCTTCCAGCTCTATGTACTCCGCTTCTTCCCGGTTAACCCTGATGGGGTCATAGCTTGTGAAGTCTGCCTTGTCATTGCATGGTAATATATCAAGGGGAAGCACCTTAATGTATGGTACATCTTCGCTTGCAGATATGGTTCCGTCCCACCTGTCACTGGATGTCAGTCCCTGCCCATACAGGGCGCACCGCACACCGTATACGGAAATCATCCCTTTTGGAATGGTTTTATTAATATCTGCCTCTACATACTTTGGGTTTCCCTTTTCCAGAGATTCCGCATAATTCTTGACTGCTTCTATTTCCGCCTTCAGAATCCTCTCTTCACTTTCAACATATTCCGTATATGCAAGCACCCTGAATGTATTTCTGGTATTTTCCTTATCGCTTAAATAAAGCATGACTGATACCACATTGTGCCCTTTATGCAGATAAGTCAGATTAGCAGTGTCCGGAACTTCAATGAAATTTTTAGTATACCGCAATCCCAGATAGCCGTCGCTTTCCATGTTTACCTGTATTGTCATGACAAATACCGATTTCGCATCACCGGAAAGCGCATAATTGATCGCCGCTATTTCTGCTTCCCTTGTAGTGATTTGGTAGCTTTTGGCATTCGTATAGGTGTGCACCACCACATCTTTCTGTCCGATATCGTTTTCCATGCCGATCAGCTGTTTCGATACCTTTGATTTGGCACTGGACAATTTAGGATTACCGCCAGCGCTCTTTAGCTTACATTTTCCCCTGTACTGCCAGTCATAATAAGTTATGTATGCCCTTATCTCCACATTGTCTTTCCCGATTTCCTCTACAGAAACCAGATCCCCCAAATCCACTGCCGGATTACCTATGGATTCTATTTCGCAGGGTGTATAATTGATCTCCTGAAGCTGCTGCCAGACAGCATCCAGTACAGTTTCCTTGAATTCTTCCACTCCCTGGATTATGGGAATGTCTCCCATGTCATATAGCAGGCCGTCCGCCATTGCTGTATTTTCACGGGAATATAATTGATAAATGCCATCCCTTACAAACCTGACTTTCAGTGCCTGAAAATAGGTTTTGAAATCCGACACGGAAATATCGTAGCGTTCCCCGCTTTTTATTGTCCAGCACTTTTCCTTTGCATAACGGCATATCTTTAATTTTCCGAACCTGTCAAAAACCGCAAAACCACAAAGAACATGCGCTATATGGGAAACAGCGTCACGGTAAGTCTCTATCCTGTTTGCATATAGAGTCATCAGGGCTGTTCCATTAGAAAATCCCTCAATTTCTTCCCTTGTCTGAGCCAGTTCTACACCGCATTTCTCCGCAATAAACAAAAGCAGGTCATAAGGTGTGCCGTTTGTGTCCTCCTCTAAATCCTTTTCGAGCAGAATCATATGATCAAGACAGGTAATGGATAGAAGGTCGCCGTTCCTGTTACATTGTGAAACCGTGTAGACTCCCATGGGAATCTCTTCATACTCTTCCTCTTCCACTTCCAGAAAGAAGCTGAACCGAAAAGTGGCATTATACATTTCGTACCTGTCCACATCAGTTTTTAACCCTATGGATGCCTCCGCCGAAAAAACTGCTCCCCATTCAAATTCACTTCCATTGACACACTGATTTGTCACGGAAAGGCTCTTTTCATAGAGTGTCTCATGGTTGACGGGTATGATCCTTCCTGTTTCCGTTATTAATTCCCCAGCGATATAATATTCTCTTACATTCCGGGAAATAGCTTCCCTGTATTTTTCCGAAACATTATACATATTAATTACCTGTCATATTAAAGCTGACATCCCACCGGCATCCGTCAGCATCTGATTTCAGCTCTATGGAACGGTCTCCGACATACATGTCCCTCGTCAGCATCGTGCCAAAATAAAATTCCACAGATGTGGATGCCCCTTTTACTGAATCCAGCAATCCCTTCATCTGTTCGTCTGTCAGTTTTTCCCATGAAATCTGCAGTTTGTATACCGGGTCATCCCCGCCACGTACCCGGTCCCTCTGCATCTTTCCCCTTTCCAGCCTTCCGCTGCTTGCGGAATCAATATCGCTGGCCGTTACTTTATAGCCAACCGGAGGCTCCGGTGTGAAGCCTCCAAACCTTACCAATACCATTCTTTTCCTCTCCTTTTATTTTCCTCCGCTTCTCAAGTTACGTATCTCTTCTGCGGAAATAATAATCTCCTCCAGTCTATTCTGCCCGATATTAACATTGATGATAATATCCCCTGTATCGGCCTGCATTGCTGTCTGTGGCTGTGGTATCATCATTGCCAGGGCATTTACTGCTTCAAATATAATGCCTCTCATAGCGCTTACAAGCTGTTCCAGTGTAAAGCCTGCTGCCTGCCCTTCTGTGCTTATCCTGCCTGACAGTTTTTCAATTACTTTATCTGCAATGGCATCCCGCCATTCCATGTTGCGCTCTAATGGAACAACCGCTTCCTTTTTACCGTTTTCTCCCATCATTGCTAAGGTAGGAGTATTGATAATACCGCCTTTGGCATACCATTTCACGCCGATACTTGGTACGGACGGTGGATTCAGGTTAAAGCTTCCTGAAATGGTAAAATGCGGAAGTTTTAATTTCGGCAGTTTCCACTGGAAGTTAAACAGATTCTTAATAAAATCTATTCCACTCTTTACAATATCCTTTGCACTGTTTATTTTTGCACTGATTGTATTTTTAATGGTATCAAAGATACTGGTAACTATCGTTACGATGCCTTTCAATGTCCCTGAAATATTGGTAGTAATCAGATTCCAGACAGCTTTGATATTATCACTGATGGCACTCATGACAGTTCCGGTAATGCTTTTAACAGTCTCCCATATATTGGAAACAAAAAAGCGGATGTTTTCTCCTGCATTGGAAATAACTCCGGCAATTAAGTCCCACATTGTTTTTACAAGAGAAGTAATAGCATCGGAGGCTGCATGGAAAATACCGATTACGGCATCCCAGATCAGCTGTACGATTCCCGCAATAATATTTATCGCCGAAGTCAAAGTTCCAACAATGGAATCGAACAAAACACCAAACAGTCCACTTACTACCTCACAAAACCCTTGGAAAACCAGCTTAATGCCTTCCCAGCATTGTTCCCAATCGCCTTTAAAGATTCCTGTCAGGAAATCCAGTATTCCGCTTAGGATGTCAAATAAACCGCCTAAAGCATCCGCTATTCCTGCAAAAATATCCAGCGTAATACTGCCTATGGATTCAATAAGCGGTGCTATGACGGGTCCCAACGTATTTGTTATAAAGTTAAAGAAAGGTACTAAAATATTTTGGAAAAAAGTATTGGTAAAATCAGCCAGCTTTCCAAAATGTTCTATTGCTTTATTTATTGCAGGCTGTACATGTGCTTCCCATACTTCACTAAACTTTACTGCCAGATTATCAAGAACCGGTGCAATATACTGATTGTAGGTATCCAGCATTACTCCAAATATAGAACTAAAGCCATTAGCTATTCCTTCAAATGCCGGTCTGACTTTAGCATCATATACTTCAAAGAGTTTATCAAAAGACTTCTTGACTGATTCATTTAGCGCCTTCAGTACTGTACTGATTGGTTTCAGGGTATTCTCCAGAGCTTCTTTGATTTTATCCTTATTGTCAATAATCGGCTGAACAAATAATCTCAGACAATCTCTTTTCAATTCTCTGGAAAGCTGTTCCAGTCCTAAAGATGTATTGGCAAAAATTCCAATTAAATCAGCAGTACACTGCTTTGCTATATCTCCCCGAAACACCTCGAATATATCGGCAAGTGTTTCTGCAAAGTCTCCTTTTAGCTCATAAATCTCCCCTGTTGCATCAAAAATTCCTACCAGCCGGTCTTTGATAAAATCTTTATTCTGCTCAAGATACTTGTCTATGCCGCCAATAAGATTCTCTATAAGGCTCTGCCCTATACTAAATGTTGCCCCGGTTATCTGTCCCAAAGCATATGCTATCTTATCAGCACACTCATTGGCAGATGTAACGACCTGCGGATCTGTAAATATATCAATAAGGCTCTTCTTAATGCCTTTAAGGTGTTCCTTGGTTCTTTCAATGCTTGCCAGAAAGTCATCCCCAAGGCCTGCCTTGAACCCGCTCTTAAAAAGGCTTGCAAGCTCTTTCAGCCGTTCAATCAATGGATTGATCTTCTTTTCCGCTACATCCGCATCATCCGAAAGCTCTGCAAGCTCTCCAAAGTCCACACTGCCGCCGCTGATATCGCCGGTTCCGGATGAAGCATCGCTTTTATCCGGCATCCGGTTTATCTCATCAAAGCCCATCAGGGCCTTCATTTCCTTGGCGGCTTTTTTAGCGGCACTTCCTACTCCGTTTGTAGCATCGCTGATATCGTCCGTCGCTGATGCAAGGTCTTCGGCTGCTATCGCGGTTTCCTGTATGCCCTTTCCGGGAGATGACTTGTTCCCGGTCAACAGTTCTGTAAAGGACTTGAATGCATTGGCCAGTGTTGCTATCTTTCCCAAAACCGTGTTGATTATCTTTATAACAGGAGTCAGGATATTAATGAGTCCCTGGCCTATAGTTGCCATGATAGACTCCACATTCAGTTTTAATATCCTGACCTGATTTGCCCAGCCGTCCGAGGTTCTTGCAAAATCCCCCTGGGCAGCTGCCAGCTTATCCTGGACAAAAGCATAACGAAGTGCGACCTTTTCAGCCTCTGACATGGCTTGTGTGGTTTTGCCGTATCCATTTGCCAGAGCATAGGCATCTAAAGCACTTTGGGTCATGACAACGCCTAAATCCTTCAGGGTTTCTGTCTCGCCTGTAAATACTGATTTCAGCTTTGTATAAGCTTCATCCTGCGATATGTTATAGAAGGATGCCACATCTCCGGCAAGGCCTGTCAGGGTCTTACTCATGTCATAGGCCTGTTCCTCCGAAAATCCAAATGCCTTAGCCATGGCTCCAAAAGTACCGGTATACTTCTTTGCCATGGTCTCTGAAAGACCGAAAGAAGCTGCAGCACTTTTGGCGAATTCATCTACCTGGGCACTCATATGAGGAAAAACAACATCTACAACATTCTGTACCTCTGCCAGATCAGAGCCCAGTTCAACACACTTTGCACCAAAATCTACAATCTGTTTCACTGCAAAAATAGATGCCAGAGCCGCAGCCGCCTTTTTTGCCGTCCGCTGTATCCCTGACATCTGCTTATTAAAATCATTGCTGTTTACAACTAAGTCAAGCCCTATTTCGCCTACTTTTGTTTTTGCCAATTTAATACACCTGCCTTTATGAAAAGACAGGCACATCGGCACAACGTCTTATAATTTTAATTCAAATTCTCTGCTGCATCCCTTATTCTTGCATTTAAAAAAGATGCCTCTGCAGCTGGCATCTTTTGACTTAAACGCATTTACGTTATGCCCGCAATAGGGGCACTTTACTTTTTCCTTTCCCTTTATTCTCTCTGTTTCAATTTCCAATCCCTCCCGCCATGGATATAAAGGCATTCTTAAGCTGTTCTAATACCTGTCCCATATCCTCATTTGATACTTTTCTGTGTCTGCTACGCCATTCGTTCCTGATCATGTTCTGTTGCTTTGAAAAGTGTTTTAAAACATCCTTATCATCCTCTGCCCGTATGCTTACCATTCTTCCTAATGGTGTGTCCGGCCCGATTCCCACCAGCAGATCATGGAATTCATCCCATTTCATGGTATGCAATTGTTCTGAAAGCCTTATCCCATACTGTGACTGAAAAGAAGCGACAATCAAGCCGAAATCCTCTATCAGATCATAGTACGGGTCTACGCTTCCCCCTCTTCATCCTCATCCCCACGGATCAGATTCATTGCCTCTTCAATAATAATCTGGAAGTCTTTAAACGGCAGACGCATCTTATCAATTTTCTTACGGTCTTTTTCATTGAACATCTTTTCATAAGCTTCAATTGTAGCTTCTGCCTCGTTCTTATTGGTAAACAATCCCATAATCTCCAGCATTGTCTTTGCATCCGCATTTACTTCAAAAGTCTCTCCTTTGATGACTAATGCGGGATTTGTATCAAAACTCAGTTTGTCTGTAATATCAATTTTCTTTGCCATGATTTTTCCTCCATATTGTAGGCCGGGCATGGTATCCCAGCCACATTTATTACACTGCGGGTATCACTTTGGGCTTTCCGTTGCTGAGCACTTCAAATTCTAAAGGTCCCACGTTTGTGGAATCTCCTGCTCCGATATTTGTGACATTGATTACACAGTCCTCAAATGCTACGGTTGTTCCATCCGGAAATCTCCACTCCAGATAACCCTCTGCATCTCTTCCGTTTGCAAAAGCTTTTCCTGCCACATAATCATTTCCCGCATCTCCTATATTGCGCTTGCCGTTAATGGAAATGGAAATAGACTTGGCTGTCATAACTCTTCTCGTCCATCCTTCATGATCAAAAGGTTTCCATTCTTCAACCCCGTTATCAAAAGTTACGGAAAATGTTTCCATGTCTGCGATAGAGGTGGCACTTTCTTTGTCCGCTCCCACTTTAAACTGATTTTCATAGACCGGAAATACTCCTGTTCGTGTTGTGTTACCATCCATACTTAACTGCCTTTCCTTTCATAATAAACCAGGCATTCAATCACATATTCAAATATACCGTTTTCATCCGTATCTACCGGTATCGGCTCATCATAGCCTACAATGATAAATTTGATTGTATGCCCATTAATCTGCTGCTCTCTGCAGGATATTAATGCCTCCTGCAAGGCTGCTGCCGCTTCCTCCGCCTCCGTAGGCGACCTGTTCCAGTGGATCAGGAAGGAAATGGCCTTTATGCCATAAGAGCCGTTCTCCATGCCTCCTAAAGGCATACCGCCCGCCTGTTTCTGCTTCAGGGGGTAGGTTCCTATGGATTTATCCTTTTTGTCCGCCATCTTTCCACAGTAACAGTTTTTATCCGGTACAATGTTAAGAGTAGCGACATAATCCCTTATATCTCTTAATTTCATCTACAATCCCGCCAATCTCTTATAAAGTTCTGTAAAAGCTTTTTGACAGAAGTCCTCATGTTTCCCTCCCGGCATCCAGTCTTCATACCATTTTCCTTTTGCATCAGGATTTTCTCCCTTATCGAAATGATACTCAGGGTGGTAATACAATCTTCTGGCATAGGGTGTTGAAGATACAATGCTGGCCACTCCGGAGTTGCTTTTACGATAATCCACAAAGGTGCTTTCATTTTGCAGCGTACCGCCTCCGTGTACTGTTTCCCGTACTAATTTGCCTTTGTATTCTCTGCCGTTTTTTGCAAACTGTCCTCTTTTTCCGTATACTCTTCTTTCGATTACCTGCGGATCATCAAAAGGCATTACCTGTGCCTGAACCACTTCTGTATGTAAAGCTTCCGCTGTCTGCTCCAAGGCCGTTATGGATGCTTTTGTAAGCTTTCTTATCTTTCTTATATCTATTTTTACTGTGGAATCAACCTTCACTACACCACCTCCAGCTGACAGAAATTTACTGTCCCATCAGGATTCCTTGCTTTCATCCCCTGTTCAATCCACCGCTTCGCTCCAAACACCTCTACAAAGCCGCCGCTGATTACAGGAAGCTCCGGTGCAATATCCCCGGGAAACATTGCTGTACCGGTAATCTGCACCAGCTTCTTTTCCGCTGTCAGAATGGTTTTTGCCTTATCCTGGAAGTTGCATTTTAAATCCATTTCAAAGGCCGGCAATGGCTCCCCATAGGTATCCAGACCTTCCTGCTCCAAAATCACATGGATATCTGTTTTGCACAGCCTTTGGGGCACAAGACACGGATATTTCATCGTACCACCGCCAATCTGCAGCAAAGTCCTGTCTGCTTCAACATAGAGTAGGTATCTCGCTTCATTGCCACGCCCTGATCAGTTATAACATTCCAGCTGTTTCCGAACTGGACGGATGCCCCGTTTAAGCTGTAGCCTGAAAGCACCGTTTCTATCAAATCCTGATTCTCATATTCGAAATCCGCCTGCTCACAACAGACCTCACGGATAATATCAGCCTGAAATTCCGTCAGACAGGAAATGCCCTGACCCACAATTCTGTTGTAAGTCAGGGCGTCAATATGTCTGCTGGCTTTGTAAAGCCTTCTTTCAAGCTCTTCTTCCGGAATCGTCGTCCCTTTATAGACCTCACGGTAATAAGCGGCATCTGCATAGGGTTTATATCCCATATCAGCCACCTGCTTCCGGGGGATTGGTCTGTGCATTTCCTTTTTTCCATCCCTTAATCTTTTTTACTGCCCCGGAAACGGAAGAGGTATTTCCTAAATCAATCCCGTGTTCAACGGCATAATCCGTCAGGATTTCAAACACATCCGCATCTGTCGGTTTAGGTGCATCGCCCTTGTCCAGTTTTTCCTTTAATGCAGCATATTCTTCATAAGGAACTTTTTTGTCCCTGCCATAGACAATCAATTTGCCTTCATCGTCATAAATGTCGAAGCCGCCGTCCTGATAGAACTTTTTCTGCGACTCATTGATGGTATACTGCTTGTTTCCTTTTACTGCCTTCATGACAAACCTCCTTTATGCCTGAATGTTCATGGAACATCCGACTACTTTTCTTTCTAACAGGAACAGGTCTCCATAACAGCGGTTCTGATACAGATAGCCGTCTGCCGTTCTGGAATCCGTTCCCGGTGTAAATAACTTGATATAGCTGTATTTATCCCTTGCCACTACGCAGGAAGGATGAACCAATATCCAGTTGATCTGCTTTGCATCCTCTGCTGCCACACACCCGTCCGTGAAATCATATTTCGTTTTCATTCTGGCGGAAGGAACCATTTTGATCTTCACATCATCCAAGCTGTGCACTTTGCGGTTGATGGTAGAAGCTGTATTGACTGTAATTGTTCTGGAAATTCCCTCTGCCGCCTTCACAATCTTATTCATGGCAGGCGTTACATAAAGAATCCTGCCTTCTTCAGGTACAGAGGCATCATCCATGATAGCCATTTCTTCATCGAACTGATCTAAAAATACAGCCGCATCGATTATCGTTGTATCAATCCGCCCTCCAAAAGTTTCCAGTTCTGCATGGAGCTTGGAAAAGCGGTAAGAATCCTTTTCAGGGATTGCCTGCTCCGTCTCAAAGGCATTCTGGATATTAGCAACCGACAAAGTAAGGTTCGTCTCATCAATATCCATGGGATCCACAAAAAATTCAATATCCCTGTCATGGGTCAGCTTTTTGGGTTCCCAGTCATTGGAAAGAGAACCTGCATTAAAGCCCGGTGTCCTTGTGTGGTCCTTGTATCCTGATATTGCAATCCTCGGTAATTTAATAGTCTGTGCGTTTAAAAATTTTACCTGCTGGTTGCTCTGTGCCAAATCGTCAGAGCATAATTCCTTTGCATATTTCTGCTGCAGAAGGCTTGTAAAGCTTTCCGCATAATCATAAACTGCCATTTCTTATTCCTCCTCTTGTTAAGAAAGTCCGAATGCCTTTTTCAGCTCATCTTCGTTACCCTGGTTATTTCCCTGCCCGCCGGATGCGCCTACCTGTAAGAATCCATTGCTATTTGATGTCTGCGGTTTTAACTGCGGAACGTCCTCCAGCACCTTGTTTAAAGCATTCTTAATTGTTTCATTGTTGATTTTTCCATCCTCTCCTGCCGCCTGGCTTAAATCTGCCAGTCTCAGCATATAGGGAATGATTCGGGATTCAATTCCCATGCCTGCCGCTTCCAGAATTGCTGCATTCTCTATGGCTGCTTTCTGTGCTGCTGCCTGTGCCTCTGCCGCCTGTCTCCGGATTTCTCCCACATCCGGCTGATTCTTGGCCTTTTCTGCCTTGAAAGCCGCCATTGCCTGCTCTGCCTCTTCCTGACTAAGCCCCTGCTGCTTAAAATAAGCCTTTAATGCCGTATCTTCCTTTGCCGCCAGAGTCCCGTTAAGCATCTGCTGGATTTTTTCATAATCGATTGTCTGGGACTGCTGCCCTGAAGCATTCTGGACCGATGCATTCTGATCTGTCTGGCTTTTCGCCGGTTCCGTCTGTGTCCCGCTTCCTCCGGCTCCTGACGGGTCATCCGCAAAAAACTGCAGATTCATGGGTAATTTGCATCTCATTTTTCTTCTTTTCATAGCTTTCCTCCATTTTTAAGGGTGTCTCCCTATAGAATCCATTGTCATCGGTGTCGCCGCCCACGCATCCTTTACCCTCATCTCGTGTTTGGAGCATAAAAATAACAGCCTATTCGGCTGCCTCTTTACCATTTTCTTTCTCCGACTTGATTTCCTCCACAAGTCCCAGTGAAATAAGCATTTTTGCCCGGTCATCTTTCAGATTCAAAATGCTGTTCTGCTTTCGCAGCTCCAAGCCTTTCGCTTTATCCCGGAAATCATGTTTTACCCTTACTTTCAATTTACCACCTCCTTCGTTGCACCGGTGCAACTTTTAATTTTGGGTATAAAAATACCACCTGGTCTTCTAGGATTGGGTGGCATTTACTCCTTTTTAGTTTCACTCTTTTTCAGTTCTGCTATATGCCGTTCAAATTCTTCATCTGTCATGGATCGTATTTTCTGTATGTTTTCTGATACGCCTCTGTCATCACAGATAAATTCAGAATTTCTATATCTATTATCCAAAATATACCTCCTATAACTTTTGAATCGTAAAGCCATATTCATCCTGCAAATACGCTAAAGCTTTCTCCATTGCTGTAATATCAGTATACCCTTTATACCTTCTTAATGCAACGTCAAAATCAAATTGCGGTATTTCTTTTTTAGGTCTGGTATAATAATATATATCCCCATTATGACCAAGAGTAATTCCAGACGCATATTTGTTTTTTAATAAAGCATTGATATCAGCAATACTTGGTGGATAGCTTTGCGGATGATTATGTATAAGCAATACTTTTATTTTTTCTTTATCCGCCGCATTAAGTCTTTTGGTAAATTCTTGTGTTCTTTGAACTCCGGATTCTATTTGCTGCCCCAGAACGCTTCCAATTTCTTTACCTGTATCAAAGCTGACCGCATAGAGCTCTTCTGTTTTCAGTCCGTTTCTATTATGCAGAGCCCACTTCGAACGGATTTCAATAGAAGCTATAACCTTTGGATTATCTGACAGTTTTTCAAGCTTCTTCCTGTATTCCGGCGATTGTATTTTTGTCCAATCGACAGAAAATGTATCATTCTCTGCTTTTCTTGGAGAAAATTCCAATTCTGTTTCTTTCCTAAAATATTTATCCAGCACTTTCGTTACTCGTTCGGAATACTGACTCCGTTCCGTTCCAAGTTTTGCCTGTGCAAATGCCTCCGCCATAAACTCATCAGCATTCTGGGTAGAATACATACTAATTCTAATCTTTGCCAATTCATTTTGGGCATCTTCTAAACGCTTGAAAACTGCTAATTGTTCCGCTGGTTCTATGTTTAAATCAAAAAAGGCCTTATCCTTTTTTAACCTTTGGATCTTTGCCTCAATATCAGAAATCTCTTTTATATACTCATTATAGATTTCCTTTATTTCCTTCCTGATTTTTGTTGATTGCCTGTTATCCATTCCGATGTAATTTTTCAACGGGGATTCCATATCAATTAAACTATGTGCAAATTCATGTGTAGGTATATATGCTCCCAGCTTGTCTTGCGGCATTTTAATACAATATCCTTTTTTTGAAAGTACACTTATTCTTTCCACCATACTGTCAAAGTCAGCCATTTTGTGAGGATTTATGATCAATTCTTTTACTCCTACGGAATTTTTGTGTTGTGTAGTAGCAAAAAACTGCGCTCCGAAGGTTTCCTTTTTCTCGGCCACACGGATTTTTGTCAGTCCAGTGTAATATTGTTCCGACAATTCCTCAATTACTCCACTGAATTCTTTAGCCGCTCTTCCTGATATTCCACTGTAATCCGCAGTTACCGGATTTAAAGCATTACTTTTCAACTCGGAAGCCGATGCTAAGTTTAACGAAAAATGTTTCCGTCTGTCATCATATGCCTGTAACAGCTTGTCCGTTGCTTCTCTGTTAACGCTTTCAACATTTCTATTATCCTGTCTTTTCTTCCACTCTTCCCTTCTTGAAGCATAACGTTTTTGATCCTCCGGATCCAGTGAGTACTTGTCCATCCGATCAAACTTTTCTGCCTGTCTGTCTGCATATTGCCGTTCCGCCTCTTTGTGGTTCCCATCCTCTATATTCTGTATTTCTTTTTTTGTGAATTGGTCATCCGGAGGGGTACTGATTCCTTCAAAGTAGGTGGTATGGGCATCCTTGCACCTTGGATGATAAAGCCCTGCCGCTATTGCCGTGCTCATTAACGGGTATGGACCGTCTTTTGAAGAACCTCCGCTCCACACATCATCTATCAATACCTTTCCAACCCATGGAAGGCATTTCGGGCACGGGTTCCCACGTTTATTCATAATGACAGTGGAAATTCCCCACTCCTGCCTTTTCTCCCCTTCCCCCTGCAGGTATGCCCTCTTTGAAGCTGTTCGGATAGCCATATCTGCATAATCCGATAAAGTATGGCGTGCCCCATTGGCGTATTCCACACAGTTAAGCCCTGCTGCCCTTAAATTCTTGGTTGCCATATCCACCGCTTTTTCATAGGTTCCAGCTCCTGTATTGGCATAAACCTGGGCATTAAAAACAACCTTACGGTATTGGTCATTTGACATTCGCAAGACTGCTATTTCTGCTTTCTTCAGATCATCCGTAGTGGCCTTAATCAAGGCATCCAGCTTTCGCTCATTTAACCGGAAGAATTTTGCTGACATAGTAGAGGAACTTCTCCTGTAGCCTTTAAATCCTTTTTTGATGGCTTCCAGTATTTCTATTTCCTGTTCCATGCTTCCGGTGCTATGAGCCGCCCTGATGATGTCATCTATCTTTGCATTGATATCCTTAAACTTCTTTGCATATCTTTTTTGGTTCTCCAGCTTATATTTTTCCAAAGCCTTAAGCTGCTCCACCTGCCACTGGGTCCATTCAATGCCTTCTTCTGTTTCCTCGGCACGGTGCCTCTCCATGTTCCGGATCATGGACTTAATCAGCTCATCTTCAATTGCTGCAAAAGCTTCTCCAATATCGTATTCATCCATTACTATGCTCCATTAGAATATACTTTGAATCCCTGCTGCTTAAAATGCCTTATAAGTTCCTTTAGCTTTGTCCTGCTGGTGCACTTATCGCATCTTAATTCCGCATAATCCTTTTTCTCAACTGCATAAATTCCGAAAGGCACCTGCTCACTGGCCACTTTCAGAAGTCCCTGGTACTCTTTCCTGCTCATGCTGTAGGTTCTCTGCATCACTTTTACCTTCAATGATATTCACTCCTTCCAATGCAACTTCCGGTTCTTGTACTGTTGAGATTCCCTGTTCCTCTTTCAGACGGGCAATCTCCTTATTTTTCCATGTTTCATCCTTGGAATCCCCATAAAGCTCTTCCACACAAGCCTCTATTGACATGATTCCCTGTGTTTTTCCCTTTCCCACAGTTTCTACCTGGCTTTCAAAGCTGGGATTAGCATATTCTCCGAATGGAATATCAACTTCGATTTCTTCCAGTGACTCCTTTGCTAAAGCATGAAGGGCGTTGATGCTGGCTGAAATCAGCTCCGGCAGAGTTTCCTGAAGCGCCTCTATGATGGCATTTCTGGTATACAGGGTTGTTTTCTCTTTTTCCCGCTGTGCTTCGGCATTATCCAGCTTTTTGACATCTATTCCAAGTGTGGACGGGCTGATGATTCCCTGCAGGCAGAGGTCTAAAGCCGTTATGTAAGATGCCATATAGCTGTCATGAGGAATATCCGGCTGCTCTGTGGTTATTGTGTTCTTTCCGTTTTCTTCCATATTGTCGCCGCCAGCTATAAAGCGGTTATCAAAGGGATTGGGCTTTAGCATTTCTCCTGTATCAATACTTCTTGGAATATAGGACTCCGGCACATAGGTTCTTGCCCTTCCGGCTCTTAATGCATCCATCCATTGGCTCCACGCTTCATCAAATGCATCGAAGCTGTCCAGTTTTCCTGCAAATATGGAGCCGCCCCGTCCTTCAAATTTATTATTTTCAAATATGCTCAAAGGAACTGCCAGCATCAGATCATCTTCAAATTTCCATGCTTCCGGCACTCCTTCCAGTATTTTTATATCTACCTGCTTATCATCCTTATACAGCTCATTCCGGATATATCCATGTCCGTAATACTCACATAGGATATATTTATTACTGCTTATTTCATAAGGTGTCTTAAACATGATCTCTTTTATCCGGTCATGTTCTCTGATGAGTTCAATCCTCTCTCCCGGATACCATTCTATAATCGGGTACTCACTGACTTTTGTGTCTATGGTTATCTTGAAAGCCCCGTCTCCGATAACCAGAACTTCTCTTAAACACTTTTCAAGCTTCTTGCGGAATTTGTTATTTTTCTCAATTTCTTTCCATACGTCTTTGTTCTTTCCTTTTTTAAATTCAAAATCATTCATATCAGAAAGCACAATGGATGTAAGCGTCCTGACAATCAATCCCGGAAGCCCTGTATGTATCTTCCTCATTTCCATTCCCGGGGTACACCTGCTCGCCCAGAACTTATACTTATCGGCATATTCTGTCAGACTATGGTAAAGCTGTTCCAGTTCGTTCCCGTCTCCTCTGTACCATATTCTGTTTTTAATAGCTTCTGCTTCAAAGTCAAGCACTTCATTGATCTGGATGTTATAAGGGCTTGACGGATTGATATTCAACCATGTACGGATGCCTCTTTTTATCTTTTCGCTCACTTTTTTTGTCCACCTCATTATTCTTTATTCCCTTCTTCAAAACCTATCAGCTGCTTATAGGGGATAAAAGCATACTGACCGGCATTAATGGTATGATCGTTGCGGTCCTCTGGAGCATCTTTGTCTTCCTGCCAAGAATACCGCTCCAATTCCGATATATGCTCTGTACATGTTTCAACAACCAGATAACTTCCCTGCTGTATCCAGCCAATTTGCAAGTTGATTCTGTCTATGATGGTTATCTTTTTATAAGAATTAAAGAAATTGTAAATGCAGCCATGCAGCCTTTTATATTTATTCAATTCCGTTATGGTTGCCTGATCAGCACAGTCAACAAATACATCCTTCGCAAAGCCCCATTCTTTTTTACAGTAATCAAGAAACTGAATGAATTTTATGGTTGTGTCAGAAGGCGCCAGCGGAATGTCCAAATCCGCATTGCTGTATACCTTTTCCTCAATGGTTATAAGCTTCCTGTCAAAGGTTATTCCCTGGAATATCATTGCTATGGTATCCGGAGAACTGCTGGAATAGGATGTGTCAAGACCGGCCGTAAATTTCCTAAATCTTATTTTCCCCGCCCTGATCTGCTGCTTAAGCCAGTCCTTGGATACCACATGTTTCTTTCTTTCAAAGTTTGGAAATACCAGCCCCGTTGCTTTCCCCCGCAAACCTTCAATCTTGTTTTTCCATATCTTGGTTCCCTTCGGTGTGTTGGTAATTATCTTCTCAAGCTTCTCTTTATCCAGCCCCAGATTATGGGTAAAAGAAAAGAACCAGTGCACCCATCCGGGCTTTGGCTCTTCTGTTAATTCCTCTATGATTTCTTTAGGCGTTTCCTGCTTCCATTCAGGAAGCGGTCTGGCATGGTTGATATATTCCGAATAGACCTTGAGATTCGGATCATCCGGGTTTAATGTAGCCATAACATAATCACTTCTCATTGCAGCTTCCCGGACAAATTCTATGTCGGCAGTATTTATTTCATCAATATACAGGCATCCATATTGACCGCCCAGGGCATCCTTCCATTTCTTCTTATTACCGTACCCTACCACAAATATGATTTTATCCCCTTTGCTGGTATGGTATCGGATATGGGGCATCTTATAATCCTTGCTTCCATTCCCATTGTACTCAACGAGTATTCCGAAATTATCTATAATGCCAAGTTCTTTATTGATGATATTCTTTTCCGCTGTTCCTGTATCATCTGCCGCAACGATATGAAGCTTTTTAGGGGACTTTGCCACCTTCAGCATGAACTTAAACAAACCTACAGTAGTTTTGCCTGCTGCCGTGGTGCCTTCCAGAAATTCCACGCTGGCATTACAGCGGATGAATGCTTTGTACTTTTCAGACAGTATCAGGTTTTGGCTGTTCATCTCCACCACTCTTTTCCGGTTCTTCACTACCGTCCAACTGCTCAATCAGCTTGTCCAGTTTGGTTATCTCTGTATTTAATGTCCCCGAAAGGTTGGTTTCCGTTTTTGTGGTGTACCCATGTTTTGACATCCAAAGTCCCGCAAGCTGCGACGGTATGATGCCAAGTTCAAACTTTTTTCTGGCATCTACTTCACATTCCTCTTTCATGCGCGTAACGATGTCAACATATTTTTCTTCCTTGGCATAATTCTCGTAAAATGCAGTCCGTGAAATATCCGCGAATACGCAAAATCCTTCTATGGTATAGGTTATACTTCTTTTAAGCTCAGCAGTAACAAATTCACTGTTTTTGGAACTGAAATCATGGGTAAGTACCATCTGATTGTCACAATATGCTTTGTAAGCCTCCCACTTTTCTTTCATTGCTTTTGCTGAACTGATTTTGAGTTTTCTACCCATGGGTTCCACCTCCTTGGCTTATCAGGCGAAAAAAGACACCCGCAATGATGCAGGTGCCTTCTTGATTGAGTATAGGAGAAACTACTGGTTCAACCAGCTTTGGTAATTTACACTATAACATTTTAAAAACGAAAAAAGCGAAAAAAACGAAATTATTTTTCTTTTCTATTTAAAAAGTTATTAAATTCCATCCTAACACTATCCCCCGTTGCTTTTCTTCCCATCTGCTGCGCCGTCTGCTCCCATGACAATCCTTCAAAATATTTAAACCGGATGATCCGCTGCATCCTCATAGGAATGGCATTCATGAATGCTTCCACTTCATGCTTTTTCCGCTCTGCATTCTGTTTTCTTTCTGCCAGCAGCTTTTCTTCCTGAAGCAATGCATTATTGTCCGCCGTCTTATATAACAGGGTACCCTCAAGGTGGAAACTTGTCTCTGCATAAGGGAACTCCGGCATGGATCCTTTTACTTTATCCTGCACGATGGTCTTTTTCTTTCTTTCCAGCCTTTTTATATCCTTCTCAGTCTCACGGACCAGCTCACAGGCATCTATGTATTCTGCTAATATCCTCTTGTCCAACTTGTTTCCTCCTCATTTCTCTGTCGAACTTTGTCGACCAATTATCCTTTACTTTCCCATCCGGTTACCGTACCATAATAATTGTGTGAAGGGGAATTGCGGCGCAGCGCTTAGGCTGGCCGCTTTTTCCATTTATCCCCTCCACTTACTTAGTCCCTTCCAAAATACACATCAAGCATTTTGAAAAACTTTTCCCGCTCCGCCTTTGGCAGGTCTTTTATATCGCTGTCATACTCTGCCAGCCGGGAACTGCTGAAATAATCCACTGCATCACACAGGATTTTATCAGCTGATACTTCCAGGGCACTTATTATATCCAGGAATGTTGCAAGGCTTGGTTCCCGTATTCCACGTTCGATCATGCCAATATATCCCACTGACAGACCTACAAGTTCTGCGAATTGCTCCTGGGTAAGATGCTTTGCTACCCTTGCCTTTTTCAGCCTGCTGCCTATGCGGCACAAATTTATGTTTGCCATTATCCACACCTCCTTTCCTTTTAAGGTATAGATAATGGTATTGAGGCTTTTGTGAGTATGCAAGGGGTTTAATTTTTATAAGGTGCCGGCACTGGTTGCCATGCGATAATTTTTACTGATTCAATAGCATTTCCAAAAATCCACCTGCCATTATAATATTGGACAAAGCAGCATCTTTGACTGTATTCATCCCAGCCAAGCACACTGTTTAATGATTCCTCTGGCAGCCGCTCACTGCATGGAATCCATCCGCCGCTTTCCTGCTGTTCTTTTAAATCCATGACCTCATTTGGCTCCAGACCGCTTTTTTCATATTCGTGGAGCTTGCAGAAAAATCCATACAGATTTCTTGGCACCTCCTTGATACTATGTCCATTTAATCCCCATTCTCCATTTGGTTTTTCCCATGTTAATCTGCCCATGCCGGTTCTCCTTCCCTTTTATCTATACCGGCGGACTCGACGATTTCTAATGCTTTTTTATATGCCTCGAATTTCCCTTGTGATCTGCCGTCTTCGTATATTTCCTCTCCATCTCCAATTCCATTTTCATCACAGTTTTCCGGCCTTTTATATTCTACATTTATACGGTCTTCTAACTGTTCAATAACGTTGTCCACATCGTAAGCAGTAGGCATATTGTTGACCACATCAAGAACAACATCATAGTCTTCTATGTTTTTTAATCTCCCACTTAAATCGTTTAATAATAATCCCGCATCAATTAATCTCAATTGTCTTCTCCTCCTTCCAGTAATTGGGGATTATCGAAAATATTGCCGATAACCTCCACCTTATTTCCGTTTACCACGACTCCTAAACATTCCATCACTTCCATTTCATCGTTCGGTTCAACTTCGAAGCTGGTATCATTAAATTCCCAAACAACAACTCCCGTCCAGAAATCATTAACTTTTATTATGTCCCCTTCAAAAATCTTCCTGCCGTTCTTGTAGGTCCGTATACCAGCATACTGGCCGACGGTTTCAGGGTCTACCTCTTTCATGTCGGGTACCCCATTCACAGTTCCCCAACAGATATATGCTTTTTCCCATATACGGAATAAATATCCCTGTGTCCATTCCCCGTTATCAGTCCGTTTCCCACGAAATAATATCTTTCTGCTCATCGCTCAATCCTCCAATCCCTGTAATGTCTTTTATGGTCCATATGGCTATTTGATATGCCCCGGATATTTCCGGGTGCCCACCTGCTCTTGCATTTTTCGCTTTTTCTTCAAATTCTTGTTCGCTTTTCTTTGATCATGTCGACAAAGGGGTGGAAAAGGCTCTTCTAGGCCTTCCCCTCCCTTACAGATTCCTCTCACAGCCACGACTTCCCAAATTCCCGCCGTAGTTCCGTGCTCCTTTCATTGTTTTTTGTTGTATTATTTATAAATTCCTTTGTTCATCAGTTCCGCATTGGGAAAGCATCTTTTCCTCCCGTACTGGTTTTCAAACATCGCATGGTACGGGTACTGCCTGATCAATGTCCATTTGATTTTTCTTGCCATCCCTTCTTCTCTTACCGTTTCGTAGAATACTGTCCCTGACGGTATGAGAATATGTACCACGTTACCCAGAATCGTGGAATCCGGCTCCTCATTCCGGGATTTCTCCTCTTCCTTTTTTATCTTTAAACACCTCTGGACTGCTGCTGCAGAAAAACCTACTGCTTCAGCTATCTTCTGTATGGTCTTTCCTTCCCCACGCAGTTTTATGATCCTTTCCTTGTCAGCTTCACTCAATGTCCTTCTTTCCGCCGGTCCGTTCATGGCATACAGGATCCGTTCGACATAGCCCTTGCTGTAGCCTGTGGCATCCGCTATTTCCTGCTTGTTATAACCGGCTTTGGATAAGCGGTATACCTCTTTGTGGAGGTTTTGGGTTTTGATTTCATATTCTGTTCTGGTCAATTTATCAGCTCCTTTCAGTCAAACTGCATTTCTATCTGTCCCTGAAGCTCGGATTTTTTTCTTTTTTCTTCCCTCATTCTTTGTTCCTTGTACTGGTTGTACTTTGCCCGGTACTCATAGCTTTTACCAAATATGTTCCATGCGGCTTTTACTACATTTGGCTCGTATGGCCTTATCAGTTCCAGATCATCAACTGCTTTATACGAAATTGGACAACCACAGCAACCAGTTCTTGTCAGACCATAGACCTCATAAGCATCGGAATATCTGATTCCAAACTGTTCTTTGTACCATGCCTTATCCCTGTCCGTTACATAGTACAGCGGCCGGAATCTGTACTGCCCACTCGCCGTTTCGGTAAAGCACATCGCCGTATTGTCTTTGCGGGGAACAGAGCGCATCCCTCCCTCATCCCTTCTTTCGCCGGTAATTACCATCTCGTAGCCTTTCTGCGCCATATGGGCCACCTGCTTCTTGCAGTAATCGCAGCACTTTGCGCTGATTTGGAAATCCGGAGGATATGCATCAATAAAGTCCCTCATATATTTGGATGAATTTATCACAAGCTGAATATTTGGTCTTGGCTCCCCTGCTGAATTGCAGCAGCACAGAAAATTGATCGTGCCCTCGCATTTGGGAAATCTCTCACTCAATTCCCGCCTTTTTGCCGCTTTGTCCTCTGCCTGCTCATATTCATCAGCTATTGACAGGGGTATCTCCTTTTTCTGCCATCCTTCAAGTCCTGCGGACATTATCTTCGATACGAACGGAACACCGTGTTCTCTGACTGCCTGAACAATGTTGACCTTCGGTCTGATCTCTTCAATCTCGACTCCATACTTTTCTGCCGTTTCCTTTACATGGTCTTTTGTGGCCTTCATTTCCAGTCCGGTGTTGAAAAATATGTATCTGATGGGGGCAAGGCCAAACAGTTTCCTTGCCGTCTCCAACATATCGATCAGGATGTCGCTGTCAGCCCCTCCAGAATACGAACACACTGCCTTTGGGTGCTTCCTTAAATGCGTCCCTATGATCCCTAAGATCGCCTGGAACTTTTCAGGCGATTCCAAGTCGGCATATTCCGGCCTGTCTGTATAAACTCTGCTCCTGTATATTTCTTTCATTTAGTCTCTTACCCTGCCTTTCTTACGCAAACTTCATCTGCCCATTCTCTCCTGTGTCCATCCGCACTGGTAACCTCTCCCGCTTCAGCCACTCTAAATCGGGATTCCCCTTTCTTTCTGTCATGTCTTCCTGCCATGCTCACAAAAACTCTTCCCGTTTCTTTATCCCTTACCGGTATACACGGTCCCCATGTCTGGAATTCCTCAACATTTTCCAGCATTATTACCCTTGGTTTTACCAGTGCAGCCCATTTAAGGACTATCCAGGCAAGGCCTCTTATATTTTTTTCTACCGGCTTTCCACCTTTGGCTTTTGAAAAGTGCTTACAGTCTGGCGAAAACCATGCCAACGCTACCGGATGCCCCTTGCACACCTCCACAGGATCCACATCCCAGACGCTTTCGCAGTAATGCTTTGTGGAAGGATGGTTTGTCTGGTGCATCCTGATGGCTTCAGGGTCATGGTTAATGGCTATATCTACGCTGTAGCCTGTCGCCATCTCTATGCCAGTGCTGGCTCCGCCTCCTCCGGCAAAGTTGTCAACTATCAATTCTCCGTTTATCATTTTTTCTTTCAGGAACCGGATATCCTTTATGCGCGCGGTTCGGCTCCTTTCTCAATTAATTCTGGCTGTTTTCTAACAGCATCTTTTCCAGTTCTGCATAATCATAATCTCTCTGTTGAAAATCATTAAAACTGCCTGGAGCAGCATCACTTTTCTGCTTTGACGGTTCAAAATTAGCGTCCAGATAATCAATATAGCCACTCTTAAAGAACGTGCTGCCATTCTGCGGTTTTCTCCATGACTTATCTTTCTCCAGTTCACTCATATAGCGCTGGACTGCCCTGCTCATTTCATCAAAACCGACTTTAAGCAGTTCCAATTTCTTTGCATCCGAAACCTGTCCCTTGCCTTTTTTATTGGGGTACATCTGCCATAACTGCTCAAACAATGACGAAGCTTCAGCTTTGCATGCACTGTTTGGATTCGTATTCGGATTAGGATTAGGATTGGATTGGATTACGGGAACATCTGATTTCATTTGATTGCAAATGCTTTCAAGTTTGTCCGGTTCCGGATATTTACTCTTTTTTGCCCTTATCTGCTGATGATCCTCCCAAGCCAGTAATTGAAGGTACGGTTTGCCATTGGCTGTATACCGGCACACCATGCCAGCCGTCGCTAACTTATCAAGAGCTGCATCTATCTGCTTTTCTGTTACAGCAGGCTTGAGCGGAAAGCAATTGCCTTTTATGACCAGAGGTCTCCCGTCATATCTTCCATAATCATCACAGCTTACAATAAGCCTGTAGAACAGGACTTCTTCAAACCATGTAAGGCTGCTGATGCTGTCACTTGTTCTTATGCTTTCTTTTAATATTCTGTTTGGCATCTTTTCCACCTGCCATTCTGTTCAAATCTCCTTGATCAATACTTCTATCCTTGGATTTTCCTTATCCACTTCAAACCTGTCGGAAAATCCGACAACATACTTCCATCCGTCATCTTTCAACACGCCGCACTGGACAAGCGCATCCTGTATGACCTTGCGCCCGAAAGAGCTTATATTATCCTTATCCCGGCGCTTATTCGGTTCAATCCATGTGTATTCCATGAATACCGGCTTCTCAATCCTAATGCCGCTCATACACTGCATAATCGCCACCGCAACGATATTTCCGTTGACTGCTTTCATTTTTGCCCCTTTGTGGCGGTTTGTGCGTTCTGCAACTATGTAATCGTTTAATCCGGGTAGTTTTCCAGGGATTATTAGTTTGTATTCCACATGATCCTCCTTTCCGGCGGCAGAGACCAACCGCCGCCGTTTTCCGTGATATACTGCATGAATAACTGCTACAGTTGATAGTTACCTAATCTTCATCACAAAAAAATATAGGATTTTCTATACAGGTAAGACATATTTTCATCGTGTACATACCTAATTTTAAATCATCACACTCACATGATTCCCCTAATAAGCACGCCCCGGTTTCGTAGTAATATTCCTCTCCTTTATGTATTGTCTTACCGCAGAATTGGCATTCATAGTCTTTTCTTGCTTTTGGATACGAATGTTTACTAAATCCAATCATTTTCTAAGCTCTTTTCTTCTACTTACGATATGACCATGACATTATCCACATCCTTTAAATGTGTTTCTAAAAATGCCTTGATATTATCTTTTGCTTCATTCCTCCATGCGCCGCCGTCCGCTTCATATAAGGCACACGCAACTCCGCCTGAGCGTTCATCATCCTTTACCCTGAAAATAAAGCTGCTCACAGGCTGGGATACCTCCACAAATGTCCTGTAAGGCATCAGCATACACGGACTGGGGACTTCCACTTCGCTTAAAGAAGTGATTCCCTTTTTAATTGCCGCCTTCTGGCTCACTCCATCATCCCCATACTTTGCAACAGTTCCGGCTTTTACATTACCTGCAAATGCAAGAATGACCGCTTTGTCATTATCCTCCCCGTCCATAAATTTTGACTGTACATTGATAATGAATCTCTCATTATCGACAAACTGCCCAAACGGAAACTCCGGGATCTCCGCATTTACTTCGACAAGGGTTTCCCTCATGCGGTCTCTGTCAAGGGCAGAGATCAGCTTTACATATGTCGGAGATACTACCTGTACGATGTATGATATATGCTTAAAGTCCTCCTGTCCCTTAATGTAATCCACAAGGCTTGACAGAGTGTTCATTGATATGGCAGCTGCCCTGAGTTCATCATCCATACGGGTCATTTTCTTATCTGAAAAACGTCCGTTTAAAGTTTGCACTGTGTTCGGCTCTGCCAGTTCCAAAATCCTGTCTATTGCTTCTTTGATCATGTTTTTCATCCTCCCATAACCTGTTTCATGTTTAAAACCTTTGTGTCTTTTACAGGCTGATCCAGTAATTCGCCCGTATCTGGATCACAGCCAAGTTCTTTTGCCAGTTCCTCTGCTGTCTGTTGACTTTCAGATTCATCATCCATAGACATGCCACAGTCATCAAGGGTAAGCTGGCCTTTAATCTGCCCTTTAGCGTGTTCTGTAAGCTGTACGGTGCCGTTTTTGAAGTCTTTACTGATAAAAAGCTGTGTCTCCAGTCCCATTTCCGGGGCGAGTTTGACCGAGGTCTGTACATTGACGGCAACATCTTCCCTGTCATTTTCGTTTGGAGCAAAGATGATCTTTACTATTACTTCACGCTTCTTTTTCGAATCAGTATTAAGATCCAGGATGTTATCCGATACCTTTGCCAATGCCCTGTCTATGCGCTCCTGCACACCTCCATTGCACATATTAGCCAGTGTCAGTCTTTCTTTTGACATATTTCCATCCCCTTCCTACTACTGATTTCCGAATAAAGTATCTGCCGGATTCTCCTGCACAAAAGATTGCTGCTCAAACTGTCCTTCTACCGATGGCTGCTGTGCATTTATCTGAGTCTCCTGCTGCGGCTGCTCAACATAAGGTACATCAATAGGCTCTTCAACTCCCTGTTCCTCCGGACTGTACATACCGCCAAGCGTTCCCGGAAAAGCCTCTCTTAAAGCCTGAACCAAGGCAACCTTTCTGATCATAGTTGTCGGTTTATTTGCCCACTGCCTGTTCAGAGACCCGTCTTTTTTTCTTCCTGCGTATTCTTCAAATGTAACTTCTGCCCTGTAACTGTGGTCACGGTCTTTTCTGTATACCTCCGCATATCCACCTACAAGCACTTCGTTCGGAAGTTTAAAAGAACCTTCTCTGTAAGTCAGTTCTTCCATGTTCTCATCCGTCAGTATCAGTCCTGCTTTATATCCATCAAAATTAGGGTTTCCCTCCGCCCTCTTTGTAAAGGCATCTTTTCCTGCAACAATAGTCGCCGGTTCATTCCCATACTTGATCAGATATGCTTCCTTCAACCACGGATTGAGTCCGTTAAATTTGCAGAGATTCATAAACATTACAACTTCCTGCATTGTTACTTTATCCTTGTCGCCAGATACAAGGTAATTCTTTACAGTATCCGGGGTAAGTTTTACCTGTGTCCCATTTGCATTAAAAACTATCTCATTCTTACCTTTTGTTTCTTTTTTCGGTGCTAATGTATTCTGTACTGCCATCACTTCACATCCCCCTTAAAATTAATTTTTTTAAACTCTATATTTCTGCTTCTGAAAAATCCCGCAAGTTCCCGGGCATCTTCTACTGATAACAGCGCACTGAATGCCACCCACTGTTTTACGGGTTCTGGAAGATTCTCCGCAGTCTGAATCGATCTATTGGAAGATTCCCCATCCATAAACAAGTCAATTGCAGCCGGAGAAACAAATTCTTCCCGTCTCTTTGTTTCATCAGCCTTAGCAAGCTCTTCCTGACGAGCCTTTTCCTGTTCCTGCCGCAATCTCTCCTGTTCTGCCTTGATCCGTTCCTGCTCTGCTTTTTGTTTCTGCATCTCTGACAGCCTGTGGCCTTCTGCAATGGATTTATTAAGGTCAAGGGTTGTTTTATATGTCTCGATTGCTTCAAAGGCAAATTCGGGCAGATCAGAAAGTGTGGCAAGGTCGCTTTTAATCGTGGAAATCTTTATATCAATCGTTTCCTGTATGGATTTCATGGATGCTGAAGCATTCAGCCATTTATCATCCCAGATCATTGGCAGAGTAAGCCATTCCGGATAGCTGCAGGAAGAAAAGTATTCTGCAATTTTTCCTTTCTTCTCCTGCCGCTGCTGCTCCTCATATTCCTTTATCTGTTTGTCAATCAGTGCCACTGGCTTATCAATGATCCCAATAATCTCATTGATCTGTGTTTTGAATGCATTGAATGGATGCATATATTCCTTTTCACGCCTGATTCTTTCATCATTCAGCGCTTTCTTAAGCCTGTTTAAATCTGCCCGGTCAGCCTTTGCGCTTTTGATCTGGTCATCCGTATAGACAAGGGTTTCATACATCTTTACCTTGTCGGACAGCTCCTGCTTCAATTCTTCATAGTTAAATGCAATCTTTTCAGGGATTGCCACCTGTTCAATTTTTAATTCCATGCTTTTTATCCTCTCTTTCTTATATTTCCGGCAGAATCAGCGGCGGTCTGGTATCGCTTTTGACATACTCCCAGAACTCCGCCTCTTTCTGCATCAGGTAATCAATATCTTCCTGTACATCACTCCGCTCTATGTGATAGTGTCTGGTCTGCAGGTAGACTTCCCCGCTAAGATCATATTTAAGTTGTGCCTTCAGCTCTGCAAAATCAAATTCCGTAACCATCAGATAATGCAGGACCTGCACATAATAGTTATCCGGTATCTGCTGTTTCCATTTTTCTTTCTGCATAGACTGCAGGATATTGGTGGTCTTGCATTCCCAGATACCGTTTCTTCCTTCCTGGTCGATAAGCCAGCCGTCCAGCGAAGCATGTGCCCAGGGCATCTGGTCATTGAGCCATATGTTGTTTTCTTCGTAGCAGACTGTATACTCCGGATGGTCCAGTTTAAATAATTCCCTTAAATGTTTCTCCGCTGCTATTCCATACTTTACATAAGGCTTGTCCGAAATATCTTCCGGTACCGTCCGTCCCGTTTTTTCCTGCCAGAGTTCAATGTTTGTTTTATAGGGATTTCTTCCCAGAATGGCGGAGGCATCTGAGCCCCCGATTCTTTTTCTGTTCTGAATCCACTCTTCACGGCTGTTAAGTATGTATCTCTTTACCATTTTCAACCACCATTCTGTTTTCCATCATGAATCATCACTTGCTTTCATTCAGCACCTCCATGAAATCCATCTGATAAAACGGGCTTGTCATGACCTTAAAGGCATGTTCAGACTTTGACTGAATCCGCCTTTCTTGCTCCATACAGTCAAGACATTGACCGCCCACTATTTCTCCAGGGTCACAATTCGCCCCACATTTATTACATGTAATCATTGATACTCCTTTCCATCTGTGATAAAATCAGCACATAAGCATTTTGCTTAAGTGTTTGTGGCTCTGCTTGCTTTGGTCGGCTTGTGCAGAGCCTTTTTGTTTGTCCGGCATTCATCCGTTACAAGGAATTTTCTCTTTTCCCCGTAGCCAGTCAGCTTTAATCGCTGTATCCGAATCCCGTCCACTTCCGCCAGCTCTTTCTTGTCTGCCAGATACAGGCCTACTCTGACCACTGCAGCGGAATCGGTCAGTGTACTCCGGTTTATGACTATGACTGTTCCCACAATATCCCTCCTTTCTCTTATCCTTCCCCATCGTTCAGCACCACCAGGACCTTCCGCCTACCGAACTCGATACAGGCATCATAGTCCGGTATGTAGATATCCAGCACTGTTCCATTCCTGATCCGTTCATCCCCGCCGGTGTCGAGGATTTCAAAGTATCCCAGAAATTCCCCGGGACTTCCGCCATCGTCCAGATAGATAGCGGCTACCTTGCCATACCATTCCGGCTTACCGGCACAGATCCCGGTCCTTACTGCTCTACCGTCGCATCTGGTGGTGCCATAGCAATATGCTGTAGCTTCCATCTGTTGCACCGGTGCAACTTCGGGCTTGTCCGCCGCTAAAGCTACCTGGTGGTAACAGGCGGCTCCGGCCAGCATGGCAAAGACAGCAACCGATACCGATAATACAATTTCTTTTACTTTTCTCACTTCATCCTCCTTAGCTTGTCCTCACTACCGGCTTTATGCCGGCATTTCAAATTGCTTTATCATTCTTTTTTAATGCTTCCTTCCTTCTCTGCGTATTTACATACAAAGTAGCTGCCGCCTGTGCAATGGCATCCATCCGCTTCTTGCGCTCCTCTTCTGTAAGCTCCGGTCTTATTACTGTTACATTTGCCATACAAATTCCTCCTTTCTCAAAATTTATGCACTATTGCCTGTACTTGTTGCTTACTCGTCGCCTTTCTCTTCACTGCTATTTTTCATCACAATCCATAAGCAGGCTATAACTGTAATGCAGATGATAGCCGTTTTAATTAATCCAATCATTTTTTACACCTCATTTTTATTTGCTTGTGCATTATAATTGCAAATCATCATCTTAGTATTCGTACAAGGTTTCCAATTCCTTGCATATTCCACTGCTTCATTAAACCGTCTTCTAGGAACATTATTTCTTGCATTCACATTAAAATAGTGCTTTAAATCCCTATTGCACTCCGCAAACACTCTTCTTCCAATCTCCACATATGCGTTAGAATCTTTACCACCGAGTATATTAATAACTGTTTTATTGACAGTATCCTCTAGTGCCCGTTGCTGTCCGTAATCCAAGGTCATACTACTTTCAAGATTAGCAATACGATTTTCATGATCGTCAACCATGCCAAGTTGAATTCGCATCATTTCTATTTGTGATAATGGCTTTACCTTTCTAAAATACGAATCAACTAATTGTCGCTGAACTTTCCATGCTAAATCATCCGTAAAAGACTTTACGATCATGAGGTAACCACTTTCAGTAATGAGAGTTACATCATTTTGCTGTCTTAAATCCATATCTCCAATCGTTGTCCGAAATTCGGATGGCGTTATCTTGTAGAAATCCACACCCCTGATAAAATGTTTTTTATTATCATTAAACCTCTTTCTTGCTGTTCCCTCAGCTCTTTCATGCACCAGATCAATATCTTTAAATGTAACAACTCTCTGTTCGTTAAATTCTTTTGAAAAAATTTTTTGACTTCCAATCTTTATTAGCTCGTTCATAAATACTCCTATCTAATCTGCTTCAATCATAAGCTTTTCTAATTCAAACCGCTCCTTCATTTTGCGTTTACGTAATTTTGTTTGCAAAAAAAATTTCTACCGGAGAATCTAATTTAAGATATATACAAATATTCTGTATTTCATCTCTACTAAATTCACTTATACCGTTAATCTTGCGATACAATGTAGAATCACTGATTTTAAGATACTTTGCTACATCTGAGATTGTTTTTCCACTTTCAACTACTGCTGCCTTAAATTTTAGCTTATTAAACATTACATACCACTCCTTTTACTATATTTTGCGTTTACGCAATTTTAATATATCACGCGATTTGCGTTTGCGCAATACGTTTTTGCAATTTTTTTGTGTTTTTTGCATTTTCGTATTGCATTATTGCAAAAGTGACTTTATAATTATTGTACAAATTAAAAAGAGGTAAAACTTATGGATGTAAAAAATATTCTAAAAAATAAAAGAATAGAAAAGCAACTTACACTTGATGAAGTCGGACGTTTAGTTGGTGTGTCTGCTGCAACTATTTCACGTTGGGAAAGTGGCGATATAGCTAATATGAAGCGAGATAAAATTGCAAAACTTGCTAAAGCACTTGATATATCTCCCGCAATTATAATGGGGTGGAATGAAACTGATTTACCTAACATCAAAAATAATAACCCAGATCCCGACATACGAAGAATTCAACGTGCAAGGGAAAAAATGTCAGAACAGGAAAAGAATAAAATGATGAAGATATTAGAAGCTTCTTTCGATGATTACTTTGGAGATGATTTTATTGACGAAGATAATGATTGAGCGAGCAAGAAGAATTGAAATAAAAAGAACTGTAATTAGCGCTTTAGAGCATGCAAATGTTCCATATTTACCCGTAGATGTCAAAAAAATATGCAAATCATATGACTTTATTCGTTTAATACCTTTCAGCGTTCAAATGAAACACCGCAAAATGACTTACGAAGAGGTTTTATCACAATGTCAAACAAAAGATGCTTGCGCAGATTACTATGCTCTTAAAGGAAAATATATTATTTATTATAATGATATTGATAAAATTGCTTTTATAAACTCAAATCGATACCGTTGGAGCATAGCCCACGAACTTGGTCATATTTTGCTTGGACACCATAAATTTTCTGATAAAACGAGAATCTTTAGATTTAATTTGTCAGATAAAGAATACGATCAATTCGAAACAGAAGCCGATTATTTTGCTCAGCTGCTTTTAGTTCCACATGCTGCATTGCTAGGTTTTAAAATAAATACTTCCAACCATCTACGAGTTATGTGTAAAATTTCTAATCCTGCATCTCGAAGACGCTATTCCGAATTTGTAGAATGGAAATTACATGTAAATGCAAAAGATAACTATGATGAAAGAATATTTTCTTATTATTATAATTTTATTTTTAAACGAAAATGTAAAAAATGTGATGTTGGTCTTATCCAACGCTACGGGAAATATTGTCCTATATGTGGATTAAAAACGACTTTACAATGGGGAGATGGAGATAAAATGAAATATCCTTTATTTGAAACATATGAAAATGGAAAATTGAAAAAATGTCCAAGTTGTAGTAATGAAGACACTGATATTGAAGGAAATTTCTGTCAAATTTGTGGACAAGATTTAGTCAACAAATGCATTAATAATGAATGCAGTAATTCAGAAATACTTCCATCAAATGCTCGATACTGCCCGATTTGCGGGGCTCAAAGTTCTTTCTATCGCAACAACTTATTAAATGCATGGAATCATAATGAAACAGCATCCTCTAATTCATTTATGAACATTCCTGATGGCATAGACGAATTACCTTTCTTTTAACTTTATAACATTAACTACTACCTTGACAACCTAATATACTTACCAGGGCAGCCGATAGGGCGGCTATACACCCGTTCCGAGTCTTGCGGAAAGGGGTGGTGCCAATGGTTACATTTAGCGATTTATTCACTTTTGTAATTATGCTTTGCGCTATCATAACTTTAGTTTTGAAGCACAAAAAATAGCGCCCTGTCTTTGGTAGGATGAGCGCTATTTTTTAGTACATATTCGCCGGAGCGGGAAGCCTTAACCTTCCTTATCGGCTGTCTTGTTAAGTATATTATAGTCATTATACATCAATCTGTCAAACAGAAGCACCGCCTCTGATGCTGCAACACCAGAGGCGGAGGCAGGACTACACCGGGAAAACCCGATATAATTCCCGAAGAATAAATGAATTATATCATTTTCCCGGTAAAAACACAAGTTACCGGGCATTTTTATGCCTAAAACTAATATGATTTAAGGGGTGGATGATATGAAATCATGTGAAGTTCTTGCATACCTGAGAAAATCCCGGTCAGATGATCCGACAATGACCGTAGAGGAGGTTTTATCCAGGCATGAAGCCATACTGGCAAAATGGGCGGAGGATAATCTCGATGAACCGGTTCCTGAAAATAATCTCTTTCGTGAAGTGGTGTCCGGGGAAACCATCGACGCACGCCCTCAGATGCTTAAGCTTTTAAAGCTCATCGAATCTCCTGCCATAAAAGCGGTTCTGGTGGTGGAGGTTCAAAGGCTCTCCCGTGGCGATCTGGAAGATGCCGGACGTATCATTAAGCTGTTCCGGTACACCAATACCAAAATCATTACCCCCATGAAAACCTATGACCTCTCCGATGAATACGACAGGGACATTTTTGAAAGGGAATTAAAGCGGGGAAATGAATATCTGGAATATACCAAAAAAATATTGAGCCGGGGCCGTTCCCTGTCTGCCGAGCAGGGCTTTTTTGTAACCTCTGAAGCTCCTTATGGTTATGACCGCATCTGCATTATGGACGGGAAGAAAAAAAGGTATACCCTCTCTCCCAATGACGACGCACGCATTGTTAAAATGATTTATGACATGTATATCCATGAGAACCTTGGAATGACCAAAATCGCCAATTACCTCAACAGCATCGGCATAAAAGGCGCCAAGGAAACTCCCTGGAGCAAAAATACCATACGGAAGGTCTTAACCAATCAAACCTATTGCGGTAAAATCGTATGGAAAAGAAAGCAGACTGTGCCCATTGTACAAAACGGCATTGTAGTCAAACACCGCCTTTTGTCAGATGCCCCCTTGGTTTATGAAGGAAAACATCCGGCTATCATTGAGGATGCTGTTTTTGACAAGGTCCGCTCCATGCTTGGACGCAAGCCCCATTATGCCGTCGGCATGTGCATCAACCCCCTTGCCGGACTTCTGCAGTGCTCCTGCGGCTACTGCATGGTGTACCAGTCATACAGCAAAGCCCGTCCCCGCCTTATGTGCAGCAATTACTGCGGACAGAGCAGCGTTACCTTTGAATCCGTTTACAATATCGTGATCGACACCTTAAAAAGCTATATTCACGATTTTGACATTAAGATACAAAACAATGCAGACGGCTTTCTGGATGCCCACAAAGAACAAATCCGGATTCTGGAAAAGCGTCTGGAAGAGCTGGATGCCATAGAGCTTGCCCAATGGGAAAAGTTTTCCGATCCTAAAACACCCATGCCTGAGGAAATATTTGAAAAATTAAATGAGAAAGTGAAAAAGGAACGTTCTGATGTGAAAGAAGCTCTGGACAACGCATACCACAGCATACCTGAAGCCATAGACTATAAAGAAAGGCGCATTACATTTTCAAACTGCCTGGATGCCCTTTTGGACGCCAATGCATCCGCTTCCGACAAGAATATGCTCTTAAAGCAGTGCTTCCAGAAAATCATCTATTCCAGAAGCGGCGATATGACTCGTGAACGGAACGGAAAGCTGATAAACTGCGGCGCCATGGACCTTGCCTTTTACCTGAATATTTAGGTGGAAATTCAAATGCAGATGAAGCGTATTCATACCAGGTGGGATAATCCACAATCCCCGTTACAGGCAACAGAAAAACCCTCTGAAAAGTTTCCACCGCTTCCTTGGTCCTCTCTCCGTAGATGCCGTCTGCAACAATTCTGGGAATGGCAGGATAGTTTTGGCTGATTCTGTTTAATTGTTCCTGAATCTGCATAACCTTTGCGCCCTGCGCCCCTACGGACAGATTGTAGCCGGGAAAAGAAGACGGTACACCTGAAACATATTCCGTTGAGTTGATGTACATATCATTTCCGTAATAATACCGTATAATTTCAATAGCCGAATATCCTTCCTCTGCCAGATATTTGGATCCCCACTGCTTCAATCCGTCGCAGGTTACCCTGACTCCGTCGCAATAAGAAGTAAAGATAGGCTGTCTCACTCCCGGCCTTGAGAGGAAATTATTAAATATGGAATCCACCAGGTAGGAAATATTTTCATAGATATTCCTTCCATATATCCATTTCTGGTCATATGCGGTGGAACTGGTAATGGTAAAATCCTTTCCCTGATTTCTGTACCACTCCGTGTAAACCCTGTTCAAGGTAAAGGACATAATGCATAAAATATTGGCATAAATTGCCGCCTCCGGCCATGTGGCATAAATTTCGCAGCTTGCCACATTCTTAATATAATCTTTATACTTCACATAATAGTTAGGCGCAGAACTGTCATTGGGATTTCCATCATGAACAATAATATATTCCGGAATTACAACACGGCTTAAAACAATTTCCCCGCTTTCATCCATCGGTTTGATTTCATCCTCCGGAATTTTGGGCGGATAATCATAATACAGGGTATGGGGTGCAATCATCACATCATCGCTTACAAGATCCGGCTCTTCCACAGGATTCATGGATATATTCTGTATGGAAAGCTCATCTGCCAACAATTCACTGGCAACTACTTGTACCGGTTCATACCCCGGGGCAGATACCGATATATTATATTCCGCATAGGGTCTTAAGTCCTGAGGCTCTAAGCTCAATTCTACAGGCGGTGCCGGAAGCGTCAGCCGCTCCGTCTGTCCGCTTTCATTTGTAGTAATTTCCTCCAGAGTATTTTCGGGATCTGTTGTATAAGAAATCCGTACTGTAGCATTTTGTACCGGAATCAACCCGATCGCACTGGTTACCTCAATAATCAATTGTCCCCTTGCAGTGTTATCATTTTCAGGCAT